TTGTTGTTTTTTCTTACGTTTTAATTTTAGAAATTGATTAGCCAATTTAACATTATTAATTTGTCTAATATCAATAGCATCTTCTAAATTAATACCTTCAGTCTGTAAAGCAATTTGAATATTTTGCTCTAATTGCATTCGCTCCTCTTCATCTGGCTCTAGTTCTAAGAATATACCAAAATCATGTAAGTTTAAATCTTTAATTTCACTTAATGTTTCTACATTAAAAGTACTAATAGATGATTTTAAAGCCTCAGCTAATAAGTCATGCTCTAAGCAATCCGCTAATCTTAAAGATATATTTTCTGCCACTCTGACTCCTAGATATAATGCACCATTTAAAATATGTCTAGTAGCCACATTAGAATTATAGGCTGCTAATTTCTGCACACCAACTAATGCCTCTGGATCAGGAGTACTAGCATCTCTTGCTTCATTTAGCCCGGTCACATCTCTTATCATCTGTAGATAATAATTATATGTAGTAATTAAACTTTGTAATTTATTTCCTGCAGCTGAAGTTTGTAATTCTTGAATAGGAACTTTACCTCTATTAGGATCTCCATCTTGAGTTAATGATCTACCCACGATACTACCTGTTTGAAAATACATATTTAATGCTTCCTGTGGATTATAGTTAGTACCATTCCCTAAATCTACTTCTGCCAATCCATCTGCATCTACAAATACCCCATCAGGAACCATACGCGCTATAACTTGCTGAAGTTTTAAATGCGTTAATTGAATCATATCAGCAAATCCTGTAATACGACTTACTAAAGATTCTACTCTCCCGTGATATAACCTTGGCGCACAAATTGTATAATTCATTTTGACCTTAGTATTATCAGCATAAGGTCGGGTCATGTTCGTAGACATTTCCCATTTAATCATTTCATTAATTCCCAATATCTTAGCACCAGTATATAACACTTCAATACTTCTTCCTACTCTGTCAAAATTATCTGTATCTGGTGGATTAAAAGTATCTGGCTTTTCTAATGCTTTTTCTAATCCTTGATCAGTATGTTTTATTTTAAACACCTGATCCATGTAAGTTTTATATTCAAAAAACATAACAGCTACCACATCTGGAGCTTCATTCCAATTTCTTAAATAATTCATCTCGCCAGGGAATTTTTCAATCTTCTTTAATTGGGCATCTGTCAAATATGGGAATTGTTTTTTAAGTTCCCCCATACTAATCATTTTTACCTCCCCTACATAATAAAGATCTTGAAAATTTGGATCTGTACTATAAGAATAAACTAAGTTGGCTGGGTCTACATACTCTACAGTAATTCCATTAGCAGCATTAAAATTTGTCTTAACACAACTTATTCCTAATATAACTAAATCCTGAATCAAACGTCTTTTTGTTTGATCATATTTATTTTCTTCTAATACTTGACTTATAGCTTCTTCTTCAGCTATTTCTACACTTTGCTTATACGATAATTGCATGTGTAACTCTAATTCTTCAGTGGTTTCTGGTAAATTTTCTTTTTCCCCAGATGCTGATAAATTCATTCCCAGTTGCTTTTCAGCTTTAACTAAAAATTCTTTCATCATCATATCTCTCATTAAATCCTTAGCATATTGAGTTCTTTGTTTTAAACTCTCTGGATCTTGAGCAAATGCTTTAATTTCATAATCTCTATCAGATAATCCATTTACTACAATATCTACAAATTTAGCTATAATAGGAACAGGTTTCCAATCTAAATTTAAATAAGATAAATCGCCATTAATAGAAAGCTCATCTTTATATTTTTGAATTGATTGTTCCCCTCTAGCATATAATCTTCTATTATGGTATTCTGCATAATTAGTTTGATATAAACCAGTCCGTGTAGTTGCAGCACCATATCTATTATTACTGAACCACTCGTTCTCTATTGCTCTAGCCACTTTTAAGCCGTAGTCCCAACTATTCTTCTCCTCGATAGGTACCACCTGACTAGGAAAACCACTTAAATAATTAGTATCAGTTCCGTTCATTTATTGTATAATTTTTGATGAGTAACCAGAATTATTATATTTTTTGAATCCTAAAGGAATCTTCTCCCTTATATATTCATTAACTGGTTTATATTTATTTTTATTGCATGCCATAATTGCTAACCCTGAACTAATCGATGCATCATGTTTTGTTCTATCGAACATATTAAATTGAGCCCAATCTTCTAAAGTACGTTGGAAATATGTATCTCCCCATTGCTCATTATTATATCCTACATAATTTTCGATATAACTTTCAATAGCCGCCGCATGAGCCTGCCTTATATCTTCACTTGAATTAGGTATACCTCCAACTTCTCTTTCTGTAAGAGATAATTTAGAATATACTTTATCTGGACGATTTATAGAAAACCCTCTATAGCCTCTTCGCTTTAAATAATATAATAATCTAGGTTTATTATTTTCAGCTAGTATTGGCATTCCATAAAACACTAAAGCCATTAATACATCTTCAAAAAATATATCAGCAGTTTGAGGACGAGCAATATATTCTAGAAAAAATCTATTAGGTGGACAATCATCCATACTAAATCGTGTTAATCCATGCAATGCTCCTTTAGATCCATGCCCATCTGTTGTTCCAGATATATCATAACTATCACAACCGAATGCTCCCATATGTTCATTACCTGGACATTTTTTACCATTTTTTAAAATGACATTATTTTGTAAATTATTATTTGGGGTCCAAGTAATCCAAAACCTTCCTTGATTATTAGGCATAAAAATAACTTTTGTATCTTTTACACCATTTTCCCATATAAAATTACCTTTAGTTAATATAGGCGACCGTAATAAAATCTCTTCATTATAATCTATCTGCTCGTAAATTTTAGTAAGATTAAATAAAGATTGTTTTGTTTCATCTCTAAAAGCATGCTTAGTTGTACGCGGGAATTGTCTATAAAATTCATTTAATGAATCGGGACTATTTTTTAATCCATCAACTTCATTTTCCCAATAATTTATAACACCAATATCTATTACATCACCGTGTGGTCCTGTAACTTCTTTTTTGGGTGTGTCGAATACAGGTATCCCATGAGCGTCAATGTATCCCTCGTAGTTCCATTCCATAGGTATGAACAAAGAATAGAGTCCTGAGCTAGTCTGTCCATTGCGGTTTCTTTTTGTAACATCTGATTCATCATATAATCTTTTAAAATTTCCACCACCTTTATCTAATGCATTAGAAGTACTTCCCATCATACATTTACCCACTATTCTACTACCAAGTCTTAGGGTGGTTTTTGTAACCCTCCAGTTATTTAAAATATTATTAGGTCTCTCCCATTTTCCAGACTCGTCATGTACTAATAGTTTTAATTTTTCACCATCATAACTATTATCACCTGTATTTTTCCAGTCAATAGTTGTATCTAATCCATCTAAGTCTTCTGGTCTTTCGCCTTGTTCAATCTTTCTTCTAGTAAATTTAGAAGCTGGAACCCTATATGCTAATTCTGTTTTAGGTCGATCCATACCATCTTGAATCGGTTTAAAAAAGAACGGATAATTAACTGAAATAGGAACAACCTTGTCAGTAAACATCTTTTTAGCATCTGGTCCAGTTTTAGATAATATTCCATATCTGGAATCACTGGATATTGTCGCGAGATTAACAACTTCCCCTGAAGCCATAAAAGAAAATCCAGAACGTCTATTTTTAAGATAACACATTCCATAACATCTTTTATCAGCTTTGCAAGCTTCCCAAAATATAAAAAACAACCTATTAGCTTCTCTATAGTCTGGTGCTCCAACATCAATTTTAGACCATTGTAAATACATATAATGTGTACCAGTTATATAAGTATCTACACCTTTATTTTTAAACCAGAAACCTTCTTCTCTTCTTTTGAATTCTTCATCAATATATTCAAACCATTCCTCTTTAAAATCTTGAGGATATTGTTTCCAGTCAAAAACAGTTTTAATTCTATTTAATTCTTTTGGATAATCAAATTTTACCCATTTATTTTCTTTAAAAGTATGAATATTAGTAACTTTAGGTAGGGCTATTTTAAGGTTTTGTATTTCATATACTTCGCCTATTTCCCCAGTCCTACTAATAACTATAACATCATGCTCTTTATTGTATCCATATTCCCATTTTTTATAACGATTTAATCGTTTAATAACTTTAGGTTTAATATGGTCATCTACTACTTTATATAGAGTTTGTTCGTACATTATTTAGACCTCCCCTCTGCAAAACCTTTAAAAGTCTTTTCTTTCTTAACTTCTTTAGGTTTATCTTCTAACATATTTTTTTCTTCTTCTAATCTATTTAAGATTTCAAAAGCATCAAATATGGCTAGTTTTTTAGTAGCTGCAGCATTTTTAAGTCTATCAGCTGATATATCATCATCTGAATCAACAATAGGTTCTTTAGCTACTTTAATTAATTCCTCAACAGCTTTGTGCCCAGCGTGGATTATATTCAGCTTCGTGTCCTTGGTGCTCATGTTTAATAATGATATTTTTAGATTTCATACAATATAATAACTCTTTGTCAATAATGAACTCCCATTCTCTGTTTCTTGGGAAACTAATTAAATCACCCGGATTAACTCCTTGACTATTAAGATATTCATTGCCGTATTTTAAAATACCTACAAATTTTTTATCTATAGTATTAATTAAAAGATTATCATCTTTAACGGGTTTTACAAAGCAATACCCTCCAAATGTTTTCCATTCATTATTTCTTTTATATAAATAAATTTGATCGGGCTGAGCAAAATATAAATCTTCCTTAAAATAAGAAGATGAATTTCTTTCCTTCCCTTTTTGATCAAACCACCTTCTAAATATATTATGATGTACAATAACAATATCTCCAACTTTTATATCTGTGTCATATGCGGCTGGAATAGATAATACTTTAGCGTGGCGGCTAATAAAAGTAAACTCTTCAATTGAACTGTTTACAATTAACTTTTTATCATCAACCTCTATTTCATTGTTATATCTTTGATTTAAAGGTGTGATAATAAATTTATATAAACTATTCATTAATATTCTAAATCATATTCAACAGATATTGCCATATGAGAATTGAATTTCTTCCATGGCAATACCTCTTGATTTTTTATGATATATATATTATAAGAGGAATCAGATTCGTCATGCACAATAGTTTTAATAGTGTGTCCCCCATATACCTGCTGACCTAAAGAATAGTGCATAGCATCATTCTTATAATCAGCGCCTATACTGATTTTTCTTATATTAGAAGTCATTACTCAGCTTTTTTAAGCTTAGTTTTTTCTTCTTCTGGGATTTCAGTATACTCACCTGTTTTAACATCGATGTTTACTGCACCATAAGTTTCTTCTAATTTTTGCTTCAACTCACCCATATCTTTTTCTAATTGAGCTATTGCGCCTAAACTATTACCTTTTTGTACTTCTAAAAATCCAATGTTACTAAGATGTTTTTGTAACTCTGTTTGATTTGTTTGAATTGCTTGCAATTCTTCTTGTGTAATTTCTTTTACTTCTTCTTTTTTTGACATAATTTTTAATTTAATTTGATTAATACTTACTTATCTATAGTCACGTATTTTACTACGATCTTACTTCTTATTATAAATACTTGAGACCTTTTCTCCCGAGCGTCCACCGAAATAGGCTAAAACAACAGCCATCATTACTTTTTCAAAGGTATCATTCCATAAGGAATTAATTTGAAAAGGTATGCTTTCTACACTGTCTAAAATACCAGCTAAAGAAAATATAACTATACACCACACTAAAACTAATGGCCGTACATTTTTACTTAACCAAGAATCAGACATAGAATCTGCCTCCCATCTTGAAGTTATTGCTGCTATTTCCTTATTCTGTTGCTCATATATTATTTGCTGCAATTTAATCTTATCCTCTGGACTAACATTAGATTTTGTTATTTCTGCTATAGCTTCTTTAGGAGATGTAACACCTTGTAAGATATTTCCTAAAGTAGGGTTAATAACAGAGGCAGCCCCTAATAATAATTGGCCAACGGTAGTTTCTTTAAACCTTTTTTTGTTTGGCATAAGCTTCTTTTTCCCAAGGTAAATTTTTATCTCCTTCTTTTATTTTAGATCGATCATATTTTTTTCCTTCAAAACAAACATAATCATCATCCCAACTAAATCTACCTTCTTTTATTTGTTGTACATGTATTTTTTCATGCTCTACTGTGTCCTCTTCCATGTCATGTGGAAGGTTCTCATTAAGCACAATGCTACCATTCATTAAGGTAACTCCATGTGTAGTACCCTCCTCAAAAGGAGCTCTATACACCGGGGTGTTATCTACCTCGTAAGGCGGGCGCATTTTAAAAGCCATTTATAAATCTGATTCTTTATCTTTACGCTTCCCATCCAAACTTGATGATGTAGCATCAACTGGATTTAATTGAGTATCTAAATCTTCAACTCCGTTTTTATGACCAGCTGATTTTCTATCTCTAAGTTTTCTATCTTCATCATAGATATCATCTTTAGCATCATGAATTAATCTCCAATCATGATCCATGTCGGTACGTAAGTGTTGATTACCTGAGTATCCTTTATATTTTCCCATTTTTAATTGTTTAATTGTTGTT